ACGACTTTGGGCGGTGCATGCGACTGCTCGTGGCTGTGCCGGAACTGACGCAGCAGCCGTGGCGATGCAAGATGGCTGCGGCGAGTAGCAAGTGGGCGAATCTTATCAATCACTGGCAGGACATTGCGGCATTGTGCGATGACGCGGAGTCAGCGGCGAACGAGCTAATTCAGGAGTGCATTAAGTGATGTGGTTTTACTTTTTGTTGGCGGCGATTATTGCAACTCAATTTTGGATGGTGGTGACGCATAAATGAGCACAAAGTCACAACAATTAATCCGCGAATACATGGGCATGAACTTGGCGAATGCAATGTTGCTGCAAGCCATGAGGGAGAACAATCCAGACACGACATCAACAGGGACTATCCAAAGATGAAAACAACAGCCAACCAAACATGGTACACGCTCCCCCTAGTCGCCTCCGACCTACACGAGTGTGCCGAACTCGATTACTACTACGCACACGACGCCAAAGACAGCGACGAGCTACTCGCGCTAATGCGGCCAGTGCGTACGGTCGGGCAAAAGCTATTGAACCTCGACGATGGCCACATTGACGCATACGTATTGTACGAGCCGCACAGGGGATTCCTGAGTGTGTCGCGGCTTGTTTTTTCGACAGAAGACGCGGGGCATGCTCTCTGTCGTATGTTGCAGCAAAAGGGACGTTCGTTAGTCGAAGTCATCGTTGACGAGTACGACCTGCGAACACAAAAGCTACTCCAGCGAAACGGCTTCCGCTGGTTTTCGACTGCACGAGGCGAACAGAGTGATCTTTATTTGATGAGGTGGATTGAAAAATGATGTATCTAATTTGTTGCGGCACAAATGGCCGCGCTGTGTTGGTTGGCGAGTCTGATGTTGAGCCCGTAGCGGGGCAGCCTATCACGCTGACTAATGCACGGATGATTCTGTACTGGGATGCTAAGTGCGGCGGGCTGCTTGGACTGGCCGCGAATGGGCCGAAGGGCGCAACGCGAATCACCGCAGCTGTTGCGAAGCATGGTGATGTATGCGTGCGTCAGTGGGTTGTGGTGTCTGATGCAGCGCGGGAGGCGATTGAGCAATGGAAAGCTTGCTAACTGGCTCCGGCTCCGGCTCCGGCTACAGCTCCGGCTCCGGCTACGGCTCCGGCTCCGGCTCCGGCTCCGGCTACGGCTACGGCCACGGCTCCGTAGCCGGCGACGGCTCCGGCTACGGCTCCGGCTACGGCTACGGCTACGGCTCCGGCGACGGCTCCGGCTCCGGCTCCGGCGACGGCTACGGCTCCGGCGACGTCGACGGCTACGGCTCCGGCTACGGCTCCGGCTACGGCGACGGCTCCGGCTACGGCTACGGCTACGGCTCCGGCCACGGCCACGGCCACGGCGACGGCGACGGCTACGGCCACGGCTACGGCGATGTGATCACGGAAATCGCTGGGCACACTGTCCTGTTCATCAGGGTGTTCCAGATTGTCGTGATTGGCTGCCAAACATGGTCTGTCGCTGAATGGCGAAAGCGATGGAAGTCCATTGCGGAGTCGCATGATGTCGAGATCACACAAGAGCAGGTCGATGAAATCTTAAAAAAGGTGCAACATGATGCAGTGGTATGACCCAGATTGGATGGACGCAAAGCTGTACAGACCAGAAGCGGAGGTTGATGTGCTGGTGCTGCGGCCGAACGAGACAATGATTGTGTCGCACATGCTGCCGAGTGGCGAGTGGCATTGCGGGGGAATTGTTACGCATTGGATTGAGTTACCTGATTTACCCAGAGAGGGACGTGATGAAGCTGAGTGATTTGAAGGCCGGGGATAAGTTTCGCACTTGCGAGGACGACACGGTGTGTGAGTTCTGCGAGTGCCGAACAAGGCTCGATGGTGCTACGGACTTTGTAACTTGGGACGCTGAGGACGGATTTGACATTTGGTATGTCGATAAGGAAGTCATCCTCATCCGCGAGCCGCAGTACAAGCCGTACAGCGATTTGCGGTTGTTGGTGGGGAAGGCAATCCGATGGAAAGACGGCGGTGAGGTGCGGCTCGTGATACAAGCGAGGGTTGACTCGTGCGTAACAGTTGACGACGACGGCGACACTTCTAATTACGATCGTGATCAGATGCTGGAAGACACAACACATCTCGACGGCACGCCATGCGGGGAGCTGATGGAGTGATCCGACTGCGGTGCGACGGCCCAATCACCAAGCATGGATGAAAAAATGGCGGATCTGCTAAGTGAATGCATGGCGTTTGAGGCTGCTCTAATGCAGTACGCAAAAGTGTTTAAGGAGGAGGTAGAAAAGCGACAACCAAGCGACGAACTTCCAGATGCGGTAAATACCTACAACCAACATTTTCTGATGGGCATGAGCTTGGCGAATGCAATGTTACTGCAAGCCATGAGGGAGAACAATCCAGACAAAGAGTTGCAGTGGCGAGGTAAGAAATCACCAACAAAGAAACGGGGCAAGAAGAAAAAATGAAAACGATCTGCTTTGACATTGAATCAACCGGCACAGATCCAGCAAAAGATCGGATTGTGCAAATCGCCTGGGCGTCTGCGACCGTACAGGGGCAACTACTCGTTGATCCGATGATTCCAATTCCCGCAGAGGCAACAGCGGTCCATGGGATTTCAAACGATGATGTAGTCGATCGTCCGACATTCGCGGATGAGGCGGCGTATCTGATGGATATTTTCAGCCGCTACGACTGTATTCTCGGATTCAATCACACCAACTTCGATGTTCCTCTGCTGTGGGAAGAGTTCCATCGCTGCGGCATCGAGTGGGATCTGTCGGGCGTAAAGCTGCTCGACGCTGGCACACTGTTCAAGCGACGTGAAGAACGGACCCTTTCCGCTGCGGTCCAGTTCTATTGCAATAAGTCCCACGACGCGGCCCACGACGCAATGGCTGATGTACTGGCTACGTGGGAGGTCTGGGACGCCCAGCAGGTTAAGTATGGGCTGCTAGGCAAGTCAGCGGAGGAACTTGCCAAGGAATCGAACTACGAAGAAATTCGCGTCGACCTGGCGGGCAAGATCGTAATCGGCAAGGACGGGCGACCGACCTACAACATCGGTAAGGCGAGAGGGACGGCCGTCGAGGACGATCCAGGCTTTGGGCGGTGGATGCTGGATAAGGATTTTTCAGCCAACACGAAAATGCACTTGGAACGGATTTTGTATCCGCAGGTAAAAGCCAAGCCGGTCGCTTCATCGTCGGGATGCTAATACCAAGTAACTTCACTGTCGAGGTGGAGCTAATGTGTAGGCCGGAATGAAGCCTGTCATTCAACAGCTTGCCCAAAAGCAGGTTCGAATCCTGCCCGATCCACTGGAGGTTTGTTATGGAACACAAGATGAAACCTAGGACTTTTGCGCTAGATTTTGACGGCACATTTACTGAAGATCCGCAGCTTTGGGCTGCGTTCGTCACGCTCGGCATAAGTCGCGGCCACACTTTTTTCTGCGTGACAGCACGCAGGAACACAGAGGAAAACACGGATCTTATCAACGAGCAATTTGAGGAGCACGGTATTCAGATGCCTATCATTTTCTCAAACCTTGGATCGAAGCTCGACGAGGTCGAAAGGCGAGGGATAAAGATTGACATTTGGCTCGACGATGCACCTTACGCAATTGTGCGTGGTCTATGAAGAGCGGGAAGTTTACAGAACGAAGGGAGAGCAGATGGACGAATCAACCTACCGAGCATTGCCGCACATGAACGCTTCAACGCTGGTCCACAGCCTGCGATCGATGAAGCGGATGCGGCGGATGATGACAGAGCCGCAATCGCGAATCGTTACACCGGACATGGAGTTTGGGACAGCGGTCCACATGGCGATTCTTGAGCCAGACAAGTTCAACACTCAATACGTTGTCATGCCTGATTTTCATCGCGATGGTGCGAATGTCACCCAGGGCGGCAAGGGCACGAATAGCAAGGCGACCAGCTATTACAAGCAGAGCGTCGAGCAGTTTGCGCGAGAGAATCAAGGACGCAAAATCTTATCGCGGTACGACATGGATCGCATTATTATGTGCGTGGAGGCTGTCAGCGATAAAGAGGCTGTCAGCGATAAAGGACTCGATCAGCTAATTCACTCGTGTAGCAAGGAGGTTGTACTGCTCGGCCAAATCGACGGCGTAGAGTGCAAGGGAAAATTGGACCTGCTAAAGCCTGGATACCTAGCAGACCTGAAAACAACAAACGACTGCGAACCAAGAGCATTCGGTCGTACGTTCTCAAAGCTCGCATACGGTTTTCGGATGGCATTCTATCGAGAGTTGGCTAACCAAAACGGCTACCAAATCGAGCGAGTGCAGATGATCGCAGTTGAGACGAGCGGCGACTATGACTGTGTTGTTTATGACGTTCCCGAGATTGCACTCGACATTCAATTGCGGCGAATTCGCGAGCAGCTACAGCGATACAAGGAGTGCATGGCGTCGGGTGTTTGGCCTGGCGTCGATGGTGGGTCCGAGACGCTGATGGTCCATTTGCCGCCGTGGGAAATGGAGCCAGAAGAGTTGATGGACTGGGATAGTGAAACGACAGATGGCGAAACGCCAGAGGTGATATTTTGAGTGACGACAATTGGATTCTGAAAACCATACAGCCCAAGTCCGACCAGCTAAACGCGGACGACTTGGTAAGCGGCCCAGCGACTGTAACTGTCTCAGCGGTCAAACGTGGCTCGGAAGACCAACCAGTCTGCATTGAGCTGGCTGGCTACGACGGCAGGCCATACAAGCCGTGCAAGTCAATGCGTCGCGTGCTGATTGCATTGTGGGGCGAGCGTCCGAGCGAATGGATCGGGCGACGCATGACGCTGTACTGCGATCCTGAGGTTAAATGGGGTGGCGTGCGAGCTGGTGGCATTCGCATATCGCATCTGAGCCATATCGAAAAGCCAACCGTGATTCTACTGACAGCGACGCGCGGCAAGCGTGTTGAGTTCCAGGTTTCACCATTGGCGGCTGAAGCATCGATGTTGGACCGTGCAAAATCAGCAATCAGCGGCGCAACAACGATCGACCGCTTGAAGCAGATCGAAGATGGGATTCGCAAGCAGAAATTCACGCCCGACGAACTGGTTGACCTAATTGAATTGATGGACGTTCGCAGAAAGGAAATCGAATGAATGCACCGAAACGCCCTGAGCATGAATTTATTATTGAGAGGGCCATTAAGCTGGCTGGGGAAAATTACACGTGCGGCCAAATCGCAAAATCGCTGGGCATCGGCGTCGGCTATTTGCGTGGTGTGCTGCGGCGGAATCAGGTTGTCTTGCAGTACAGCTTGAATATCCAGCAGTTTATCAGCAGTACACTATCTAACCTCCAAACGATTAGTGAGCTGGCGATGCACCACGACATTAGCGAGGAGCGAGTGCAAGACCTTGTGGAGTATCACAATTTGCCTTATCTGAAATCGCGTCCATTGCCAGATTCGCCTACACGATGCTTACCCGGTTCGCTCGAAAAGATTGAGGAATTGCGACGACGAGCCGAGGCTAACGAGGAGCTCTGGCATCCTGATGACGTTGACTATGCCGGCCATCGCAGCGGGTTGAATCAGCGGGAGTTACGAAAGAATGTTCCGTGCGGATTTCGGTCGGCTGGGTAAGGCATGGCAAGGTTTGGCAAGGTTTTTTAACTGGGAGTTTTTATGTTACAGCATTTAAGTGTTTCGATTGTCGGTGTTAGTCCACTGCTCTTGCACAACGGGCAAACAGCAGATCCAACGAACAAATTTGCAAGGCAGATGAAGGAGATTAGCGGCAAGCGGAAAAAGACGGATGAAGATTACGCGGAAATGAGTCGCATCGAATGGCATGCTGGCCTGTATGTCAACGGCGAGCAGAAAATTATCATGCCATCAACGTGCATCGAGGCATGTGTTTACGACGGCGCAAAGAAATCGAAGCTCGGCAAGGCTTTTAAATCTGCCGTTTTTGTTGATTCGGATGCGGTCTTGGACATTGGCAAGAAGTACGACAAGGCCAGCGATTTATGGGCCGACGATCAGTACCGGGATGTTCGCGGTGTTCGCATTGGGACTTCGCGGGTCATGCGGACTCGGCCGATCTTCTACAAGTGGTCGATGGAGTTTGTGCTGGCGTTCGACGACGAGCAGGTTAACGAGAGTGATGTTTCGCGAGCAATTGAGGACGCGGGGTCGAAGGTTGGGCTAGGAGATTTCAGGCCGCGCTACGGGCGGTTTGAGTTGGCATAAGGCTTGGCATGGCCAGGCCCGGCAGGGCACGGCTCGGCGGGGCGGGGCGGGGCCAGGCGAGGCGAGGCAAGGTGTTGACTGTCGCTTGAGCGTGCATGGGTGCGAATCCCTAGCAGTCAATTGAGGCTGGGCACGGCTGGGCTCGGCCAGGCACGGCGCGGCTTGGCATGGCATGGCATGGTTAGGCCATTGCGGGCGAATAGGTCGCTGTGGTCTTTATGGCACGGCCCGGCACGGCTCGGCTGGGCCAGGCATGGCCAGGCTCGGCGGGGCAAGGCGAGGCAGGGTTTTTTCTCTTTAAGGAACTAGGAATGAAATTTGACATCGATGTTCGTGTGCTTGAACCGGGTACAACGGTTGAGCAGTCCGAGTGCGAGAGTATTGTAGGCATTAAGCGAACTGGCAATGAGTACGCATATCAATTTGCGTTGATGCAGCTCGGCGACTTCATACAAAAGTCACTATGGCGACTTGGTAAGCATCTGACTGTTCGCACAACCAACGGCGAAGTGCAAGTTTTGACGCATGAGGAAGCAAGCAAATACAACGAGAGCCGATTTGATCTTGCGATTGACAAAATGCGGCGATGCAACAGGCGTCTGAATGCTGTTGACGTTGGTGAGCTAGGCAAGGAAGCAAGAGAGGATCACAGCAAGGCAATCATCAGGCAATCGCGGATTCTCACAATGCTTAAAACAGTCAGGCGAGATATTACACCGGAAGAACCGCGAAAAGTGGTTAAGGTGTTGAAGAGATAAGGCATGGCAAGGCACGGCAAGGCAAGGCTTGGCAAGGCAGGGCATGGCAGGGCACGGCGCGGCTGGGCAAGGCTAGGCATGGTTAGGCCATTGCGGGCGAATAGGTCGCTGTGGTCTTTGCGGCGCGGCTGGGCACGGCGCGGCTGGGCATGGCACGGCTCGGCAGGGCAAGGCAAGGTTTTTTATGGACTACAGCGAGCAAGAGCTGATTGACCTATACGAGGAGCGTGCGGCAATCAGAGAACACGACGGCGGCATGACTCGCAAGGATGCTGAGCGTGCCGCCTATTTCGATTGGCGGGTTATTGTCGGGCGTGGTGTTGCTGCGCCAGAGTGGATTGTTGAGCGGGCTAAATTGATTCGAGAATTGCCGTCGAGCGAGAGTTGATAAATGTCAATGCAGGACGTATAAATATAGGCATCCAAGGATTGACGTCTTTGGTCCGTTCAAGAGAGCAGGTCTGACACATCCAATTAACGGGCAGCCGGGTGAGTTTTTACTCTCCGCAACTGCTCTGCGTACGTCAAACCGGCTGCCCGTGTTTTTGGATGGTGCAAGGAGGGGAAATGCGAGCCCGAAACATAAAACCGTCTTTTTTCACAAACCCCGACCTAGGTGAGTGCTCGCCCGTATCTAGGTTGTTATTTGTCGGACTTTGGTGCTGCGCAGACCGGGAAGGGCGATTACTAGACCGACCCAAGCAGGTCAAAGCGCAGGTCTTTCCTTACGATAACGTAAACATCGACGAGCACTTGGGCGAGCTCACAAGGTGGGGCTTGATAGAGCGCTACGACGTTGGCGGCGTGAAAATCATCGCAATTCCCAAATTTCTCAAGCATCAGCGGCCACACGTGAAGGAAAAAAGTAGCGAATTACCAGGGAAACAAGCAGAACCACAACCTAGGCACGAACAAGCACCTACCCAGGTAGGTGCAAGCAACGACCTAGGCATGAACGAGCCCGCTCTGAATCCTGAATGTGGAATCCTGAATCCTGAATGTGGAATCCTGAATGAGGAATGCCGTGATTCCATCCCAGGTGCGTCTACCTCCAAGAAGGCAGTGGCTAGCCGACCAAGCAATGTTGACCAGCAAGCATGGGATGACTGGCTGCACGTCCGGAAGAAGAAGCACCGCGTAGGCCCGCCAACCGCGACCGCAATGCAGCGGATCGCGAGCGAGGCGGCAAAGGCGGGGATTTCGCTCAACGAAGCGATTGTCATTGCTGCTGGCAAGGAGTGGCGAGGATTTGAGGCGGCGTGGATGGAGTCTAGCGTAAGAGCTGGGCCTACGACGTTTACACAACAGCGGCTCGCTAACACACAACAGGCGGGAGAGGAATTCTTGCAAGCGATAGGAGGTGATGGAGATGGAAGCATCGGACAAGATCGCGTTTAGGGAAATCGTAGAATCACTTTTTTCCGCGTTCGATAAGGAGGCAACCAAGCAATTGTTTCTCGCGTACTGGTGGGGATTGCAAGACATGCAACTTGCAGATATTCAGCGAGCGGCGGTGCTAGCTATGCAGCGATGCAAGTTCATGCCGAAGCCAGTAGAGCTTCGAGAGTTGGTTGAGGGCTCTAGCGAGGCTCGCGCGGAACTAGCCTGGATGGATGCTCAAAGTGCAGTGTCACTCGGTGCTTACAAGCATATTGCTTTCCGCGACGTAACGATTAATGCGGTGATTCGTGCTCTCGGTGGGTGGCCCGCTTTTGTTTGGCGGTTTACCGATGCTACGGAGGAGAAATGGATACGCGGAGAGTTTTTAAGAGCGTACCAGCGGCTGCATGGGCAGGTTTTAAGTGATGAAGCCTATGCCTATCTGCCAGGAGAAACACAGATGCAGTCGCACCCTATTTTAACTGGAAGGCTTGAAAGTGAACAAAGAAGAGTATCAACAGTATCTCGCCAGTCGGCATTGGCTGTTAACCAGAAAGCGCAAGCTTGCATTGGTGTATTGCGATGAGGGCTACAGGTGTGAGGGGTGCGGTGGTTTTTTCGGGAGGTCGCAAATTGAAATGCACCATATGCACTACAAGTCACTGGGCTGTGAGTCAAATGTAGACTTGAAAGCTCTTTGCTCAACTTGCCATGCTGCCCAGCATGGGATTGAAGAGCCGCAGCTTGTTCCTGATCGCGTCATCTTCCCTCCGCTCCCTATCCTGCGGTTTTTGTCAGATGCAGAAATGAACAATCGGCGAAATGCGGTGATTCGTGAACTTGCACAATGTGAAAGCGATGTCTGAAAAGACCTACAACGAGCGATACTTGCGATGTCGAGTCCGAGAACTTGAACGTCGAGTCGCAGAACTTGAATTGCAACTCGCCAGTCGAAGCATGAGACAACAAAGCACGGAGGCAGCGTTAAGATTGCTGCAAGATAAGCAATGGACGCGAAATCGATAATGTTGCCTATCAACCTAGTCAACGACAACACCGGCCGCTCTGCCCACTGGGGCCGAGCCGCGAGCCGCAAGAAGAAATACCTACGCATAATCGCCACGCTCTACCCAGACGCGAAACCGTTCCAGCAGCCGGTCAGCCTGCGGGTGACGCGAATCGTCGGACCTCGGCAACGGCTGATCGATGCGGACAGCATCGGGCGCGGCTCAGCGAAAGAGCTGATCGACGCACTGGTTGACTGCGGATTCTTGCACGATGACGGCCCGAAGTGGGTGACGGGCGTGGAGTATCGGCAGGAGGTTGATCGGGTGAATGGGCCTGGGGTTAGAGTGGAATTTTTATAGGAGTTTCCGGGTGACACCATCAAAGATTGAAGTTGGCAAGACGTACTACAATCGCGGCAAGGGACTGACGACGCGGAAAGTGCTTGAGATTAGCGATAAGCTCAAAGCTCCGTGGTTTAGCAATGGCGACCGACCAAGCGAGCCTGTCGTTCGCTATGAGCAGAATGGCGTTGAGGGCAAGTTGTATCTGAGTTCTTTCGCCGCGTGGTGTGGGCGAGAGGTGACGTAATGAAAGTCGCAGTATGCCTTCGTCTCGACAAGCAAGATCGGGACGAACTACACCGCCAAGCAATCGAGCGAGGTATTTCCCTGCAAGCACTCTTGATCCAGCGGCTCGGCTTGCGGCAAACAACCTGCTATCGGCGGCACAAGCACAAATTGCTAGCAGAGTTTTACCCAAATCTTACGAAATCTGACTCTGCGGACCCCGAATGACGTACGTCGGAATTTACATTTGTCAGCTTTTTGGTAGATAATACAAGTGCGTTTCGTGGATGGTGGGTCGCGGCTCGTGGTCGCGTCTCACCTCCTTTTTTGTGTCGCGTAGGCAGGAGCCACTCGATGAAGCTCTCAATCCAGCCCTACGGTTCTGGGACGATGATGGTTTCGGCGTCGATCGATGTCGACATCACGCGAGCCAGCGGAATCACGCATCGCGTCAAGCTGCCGGTGGGCTACGTGTTCGACGGCGCGAGTATTCCGCGATGCGTGTGGAGCGTGATAGGTCACCCGTTCGATCCGAGTTTCGTCGTCGCGGCTTGCGTCCATGATTGGTACTGCGACCAGGCCAAGGCCCAGCATGATTACCAGCTGCGAGTGATCGGCGACGCGGTGTTTTTCGCGCTGCTGACGAAGGCGGGTGTGCCGGGCTGGAAGCGGGCAGCGATGTATATCGCAGTTCGCTGCCATGCGTTTTTTAGCAAGCGAGGGATCTACAAAAAATGATACGTTCGCTACTGATTATCACGATGCTGCTTTGCGGCCTGGCGGCTGCCCAGGACGTCGCGGACGATCGCGGGCTGACACAGTGGCGAGTGCAAGAGACGGCGACTCGACCGGTTGAGCAGGCAGCGGCCAACGCGGTGCAGATTCGTTTCCCGCTTTCGGGCAGCTCGGCTAGCGCAGGCAGCGGCGTCTACCTGGGGGAGCGGCTCGTAGCGACGGCCTACCATGTGGCTCGAGGCAGTAGCGGCAATGGAACGGTTGAATTTCGCGATGGCGTGCGGATGAGCTGCAAAGTGATTCAGGTCGACAAGGTGTGGGACCAGTGCGTGGTCGAGCTGGAGCGCGAGCACCCAACGCTGACGGGCGTCGAGTTCGCGAGCAGCAACCCGCAAGCGGGCGAAATGGTGTACTCGGCGGGCTTCGCGCGGGGCTTCCGGATCTTCGGCGGAAGGATGACTGGTTCGTGGGCTGGACCTGGCGGCACAGCAACGCGGGATTGGTTCGAGCATGAGAACGCGGCGATCCCAGGCGATTCGGGCGGGCCGGCATTCAACGAAGCGGGCCAGCTAATCGGATGCCTTTGGGGAAGTGACGGCCAGCGGACAACGGCGAGCGGGACGGGGAGATTCACGGTCTTCGTCCGCCCGCTGTTTCCGCGCTTGGCCCAGTGGCGAGCTAATCGAATTGCAGGGCAGATTGCCGGTATCGGCTACGGCTCGCAATGTCCACCACAGGGTTGCCCAGCACCGAGGCAAGGCGGTGGCGTGGCGACGTATCCAGGCGGGCAACCAACGCCAGCACAACCACCTGCACTGGAGCTTGTACCAAGTGCCCCGCAGTCACCGAATTGCAAGTGTGACCAAGATGCGATCATTGCAGCAGTACTGGAAAAGATGGCGGGCGATGAACGTTTCCGTGGACCAGCGGGACAAGCTGGCAAGGATGGCCGAGACGGTTCTGACGGCACCGTAAACGCAATGCATCTAGCGGCAGTCACCGAGTCCATTCTGCAGACGATCGAAGGCGACGATCGATTCCGCGGTCCGCAAGGTCCGAAGGGGGATCGTGGCGAGGCGGGACCAGCGGGCCAAGCGGCAGAACTGGATGTGGCGTCACTGACGCAGCAGATACTGGCGCAGGTAAAGCACCCGGGCCAGCGGGTTATGTTGGTCGATGGCAAGACCGGCAAGATCCTCGACGATGAAACGTATGCACCTGGCGAACCCATAGTCCTCGACTTTCAGACGATTTTGCGCAATGCCAGGCAGCAGTGATTTACCAAGCGAGTTTTCGGAAAGCCCCGTCATTGGTGACGGGGTAGTAACGTTACCTGTTGTTGAGAAGGAGGCATCAAAAATGCCAGCTGTAGATTTACCTGAGAGCGTCGCATCCCAGTTGCTGACCGAGAGCGTCGGCAACATTCAGTTTACCAACGCCAGTGGCCGGGCCATTGCGAACATCACGATGGGCAGCCTGCAAGCTGGCGTCGCGAAGGTGCACAATGAAATGGGCACCGAGGAAAGCCGCGCCATCAGTGGCGTCATGGCGACTCCGATCGCTCCACCCGCAACTGGCGGCTAGTCGTGGACTCGATAGAAAGCTCACTGAGAGCGTTCAGTGAGCGCAACAACCGCACGCGGGCGGCATTCCAAAGGATGACCGCTCGCGTCAATGAAATTAGTTTAGCTGGAACGCTTGGAGACCTCGATGAGTTCAACCGAACATTGGACGACCAGCTTCAAGCGATTCTTGGAACGCCGGGGGAAGATTCAGGCGCTGGCGGAACTGACGGGGGTCGAGCACATGCGGGCGATGGCGGCGGAGAGCAGACGCAATAGCGAAGCGGAGGCGGCTCACGTGCGAAAGACCGTATGGGGCGAAACGCAAGCGGCGGACCAGGACCAGGATATGGGAAGCAATACAATTCTGGGAGACATTCACCAGCCGCCGACCGTCGTCGTCGCGGGGCAGCAGTCGAGCACGCTTACAGCGCTAGCCTTGGCCTTAGCGGGCCTAGTGCCTGTTGGACTGGGGGCAGCAGGGGCAGGGGCCGCAGCGGCGTACTATTTGAGCCAACCACGGCAACAAGCGATTGCACCGGAAGTGCAGCCGCCAACATTTGAGGATTCGAGCGTATCCATTGGACTCGGTCGGCTCGAAGATTTTGAAAAGGGGGACAAGTGACACAAAAAGAGTTCGTGCAATGGTTGTGCGGCAAGACAAGTCGCGTCGATGCACCTGAGGCATCCGAAGTATTCCGGCAGCTGCTTATCGCAGAACCGGAAGTGAAGCTGAAGCTGGTGGCGGCGATCAGCAAGCAGAAGAAGTAGCCCCGCTTGGAGCCAAGGAAAGGGGGTGATCTGATCTACCTTGTGTCGATACTTCCCCGGTGGGATCGCTCGTCGCGGCTAGTTCGCGGCGGGCGACGCCCTTTCGGTGTTACTCGTAGAATCCATAGCACATGACTGAGCAACTTTGGCTATCGTTCTTACAAAACGCCGGCGTGGCGATGGTCATGCTGGTTGCCATCGGGATGGCGATGTGGAGGTTTTTTGCGTGGTTCGGCAAGCGGCTGGATGACTGGCTGTTGCCGGTGGTGAAGAAGCATTTGGAGTTTGTGACGCTGCTCGAATCTCACCTGGGTGAAATGCAATCGCGGCTTGAGCAGCAGACGACCAGTATGAGCCAACAAACGTTAGTGATGGAAAAAATGCTACTTAGGTTGGAGCGGCTCGAAAGGATACAGAACGCAGAATGATTGCCACCGTCGCTGTTATATTGTGCCTGGCTGCCATCGCGGTTCTTGCAGTGGTTAGCTGGCTACTCAACGAAGAAAACAAATCGCTGATCGCCGAGAACGACGCAATTGGCGGGCAATGGAATCGAGCGGTTCAGCGGAAGGACGAACAGATCGCCGAGCTGAAGAATGAATTGTTGAACGTGAGCCGCGAGTGGGATGAGATGCAAGCGATCGGAGTGAAGCTGTACTCATCCGAAAGATTGCGGGCGGAAGCTGTATCTGAAAACAAGCGTCTTAGCGACAACCTAACAGCATGGGTCGAAAAATACGACCGCCTGCAATCCAAAGCCAGCGAACTATGCGAGGTGCTACGTGCCGATAGCTAGATCAGTAGCCAGTCCCGTTGCTCGTGCGGTTGCGCGGAGTGTTGCGGGGGTTGGTGGGGGACTGCGACTGCCTGCAATCATCCGCAACGCTCTAACCCGTTTCCTCGACGGCAAGAAATACTACCCGACCGCTCTTGAGGGGTTGCGCACTCTCTATCCTCAGGAGCGGTTCGGGAGTTTTCGTGCTCCACGGCAGGGGCGATGCTGGACGTTTGATGGGGTGGATGACAAGTTAATTTCTGACTCGGTAACTGGCACGACAATTGTAGAAAAGATCGGCACAGCAACATTAACCATTGGCACTGGTGAGATTACCGCAACAGCCGGAACGCTAAGCTACCTCAAGCTAAGCAATGGCAGTGAATACTGGTGCAATGAAGAGAGCGGCTCCATCGGCTATGACTCGTCGGGCAATGGCAACCACCTCACCATCACCAATGCCACGCTGAGTACGTTCCATGCTGCTGATAGTGGCATTACGTACAACCCTAACAATGAGTTCGGGTATCGGGCAATTGGTGAGAACCTGTTGTTGCAGAGTGAGTCGCTGGACGAATCGCCGTGGGCTGCTCTCCGATGCCAGCCTATCACTGCTGGACCGCTTACGCCAAATGGGAAACCATCTTGGACATTTTCCGAGGACCCATCCAGCGGCACCGCAGTTCGCCAGTTGGACCAAGGGGGGATTGTAACGCCTGGAGGGCCACTGACTTTTTCTGCTGTTGCCAAGCGCATCGGTAGAAATTTACGCCTATATATCCGAGAAACAGACACGGACAGTAACCGAATAGTTGTTAATTACGATTTACAGCAAGGGGCTATTATAGGGCCTGGTACTGTAATTGGGACGGCGACGCTTATTGACACGGCTATCGATAGCCTTGGCGACGATTGGTATAAAATAACCATAACTTTTTCCATGGTCAGTAATTCCGTACGCCCAGTTGTTTTTTTAATTGACGAACTTCCCCCTACAGTGAACTTTGAAGCCGAAGACGTAGGCGGCATCTACCTATCCGAAATGCAGCTAACCACTGGAACGCAAGCCTACGAGACAACTACAACCCAACCAATCCTAGGTGGAACGCTTGTTCCAAAGCGAGCAACCGACAACCTCTCCGCTGACGGTCAAGCTCTCACGGCAACAGGCAAGACGCCCTATCCGGCGATTGTGGAGACGCCAGCAATAACCAATGCAGGCGGTATGGTGTATTTGTCTGCCCCACATCTTACGGGCAGTGAAGCCGTCGTGTCATTTGAGGGCACAACAGCGGAGCCAACTATCAGTGCAGGGCGGATCGACTGGGACAGCGATGAAGAATTGTACTCGTTGGAATTGTCGGATGGAACGATCTATACATTCCAAGAGGGTCCAGGTTCGGCCAGTGAAAATCGCAGTGTGTACGACGTCTCAGGTAATGGCAACCATGCAACCCTCGTCAATGGCACTGTTGCCAACATTTGGGCCAATCGCTGCCCTGGCTTGGTGAAGGACCATTGCATTGAATATGGGGGGCGCATTGGCGACGATGGCGAGTTTATCCCAGCCAAACTCGATAGCTCAGCCGCAGCGGATGGACAGCCAATCACCCTAGGCCCAGGCAAACACGGCAACCCGTATAGTCGGATGGACCTCAATCCGTTTACGGCTGCTGAGTACAACGGCAGGAGTATTCCTACTGAGCTAGCCCCTGGTGGATCAATAGCGGGAGTAACTCCAGAGGATTCCGCATTCCGGCGAACAAAGACCACTGGCGATGATCGATTTATCATCCTCGAAGAAGCGGCAACGGGTGGCGACCTGACAACCTTACAGAACTATACGAGCTAGCAAATGATAAACGACGGCAAGTGCTACATCCACATTCCCAGCTTCCTCACGCTTTCGGCGTTGAGTGCTGAAGCAGCAGCAGCAGTTAACGCTGTGCATACAGCACTTGGACTACCAGCGGGATTTAGTGCTGGGGACACCAACCCTCATATCCTGGCACTAAACGACTTTGACATGGGTGGAGCACCGTTCACCCGTGGCACTGGTGCGGAGCTTGCATGGCTAGGACCGATCGACAATCAATCGTTCCTCACACTCGACCAACTCGCACTCATTGTTGCATTCGGTGGTGACATCGAAGGCTATCCGGTGTGGTTCGAGATCGAAGACATCACCGCTGAATGTCCATTCGCGCCTGAACCAGCGGAGGGCGAAACGAAAGAGACATGGGAAACGTGGGGCACATCAGGACAGTCCCATCTTCCCCGGGAAATCGGTGACTACTGGTATCGATCGAGTGCGGTGGGTGCATCGGGTCAATTGATGAATGCAAGTCAGTGGGTACCCTTGCGATCTGCTGGAACCGTTACGGTGCTCACCAAATCCGAGTATTTGGCGGTACTGCCAACTGGTGAAGAATGAGACCAACACGCAAGCAACGCATCCTCGAAGCACTTAGCCAGCTAGCCTGCGTCGTATTCTTCGATGGCGATGCTGATGAGATGCTGTCTTCATTCGCGTGGCGTACACAACACACAACCCTAATCCGCTGGCTCGACTGGTGGTTTGGGGCAGGGCATTGCAAGGATTCATACGAATGGGAACGGCGAGAGTAGAGGGATAAGATGGGACAGGCATATGGCTAAGACGTACCAGTGGCGAAAAGATGCCGTTAACATCAGCGGGGCGACCAGTGCTAGTTATAGCAAAGCTAATACGACGTTGGCCGATGCGGGCGAATATGATGTCGTCGTCACTGAAAATGGCGTTAGTCGTACTTTCCTCGCAGGCACAGCAGTTATCAAAGCCGCTAAGCAGTGGTACGAACGTGTGGCAATTGGTTGGCAGAGGCAGGGGGCAACTGCTCCGAACGTGCAGCCCGACAACGTAGTGCGTAACGGTCTGTTTCTTGCCGATCCAAGCATGTTGGTAGATCGCATTTGGATCTACTGCAACGGCGTTGCTAAGCCACTAACTGTCGGCATTTACAACAGCGATGGGACCGTAGTAGTGGCCGGTCATGCTACATCGGCCAATGATTGGCAGTCGATTCCCATTGCCAGCACGCAGCTTAACTATGGATCGTCCTACGCACTGGCTTTCCGGCACGACACAACTGGCCAAACGTACAACTTTGATCCAGTAGCGGGTGCTGGCATTATGCTGGATGCAAGCCCGTACGCTGGCGGACAACTACCAACGCTTGGCGAGTTCTCGGCAACAGTAGCAGACCGTAGATACAGTCTGTACGCAGAGGGCTTCCGCAACCCATCAGGCACGCGGCCAACAGTTTGGAACGGAGGAAACCCAACTTCGCTGTGGCTGTCTAACTCAGCAGTCGGTGGCGGAACAAGCGGTAGTGGCAGAACGCTGGTCCAATCAACCACGAGCGCGAGGCACATTCGACGCAGTGGCACAATCACCGGATGCAGGCTGCGTACGGGAGACAGTGCAGAATCAGCGTTTCGAATCCGTATCTACCGTTGGAATGGCACGGAATATGATTACATTTCGCAGCAGTCGGAAGAACTGACGCTCCCGCTTGGGGCAGCGACACAAGACTATACCTTTGCCGCGCCGCTAGCGGTTAAGGCCGGTGACGCCGTTGGCATTTGGCTGGGCGACAATGACGCAGAGCTAGCTGTATCGTCACAGTCTGGGAGCCATGTGATTTACGGAGACGGGTTGTTGGTCGATACTTCGACGGTTACGCAGCTAAGCAATTTTGCGATGGACCTTGAATTGCTTGGACCAGCAATGGACCTGGCAATTACTGGCGATTCAATCGTCGAGGGGCACAACGGTACAAATGAATATCACGGATACCTGCACACCGCCGAGCGATTTGGCGGGGACGAAACATGTGAAATCGGGGCGCAAATCCGTGCAATCAAGGGGACATCGTGGTATTACGAGAATCACGCATTAGGTAGTCAGACCTTTGAGTGGGTAGCTGGCAACGGCATGCAGTCTGTGCTACTGAATCCTACTGCATCCATTTGGATTCACTGCGGGGTAAATGACGTTGCATCAGCCCGAACTTGGAGTCAAGTTGAGGACAATCTTGACAAAATTCGCAGTGTAATACCTGAGAACACCAATCTGTATATCAGCGAGATTCTCCCTTGGACGAACGGGGACGACACGGAAGCGGCCACGATCCGCACTTGGAATGGGTATTTGGCAACGTGGTGCTCGGCGAATAATGCAACACTAATCGTATGCCATGACGCAATGGGCAAGATAAGGGTTAGCACTGGCGAGTTAGACGATCTAGCAACGGCGTACGATGAAGATGGCGTGCATTTGACTGAAGTTGGCGTTTCGGCATTGGCGGCAATCGTAGCAGCGGTGGTACTGTAATGGCTATTGAGCAAGCAGACATTGACGCAATCGTAGCGGCACTAATGGAGGCCAATCCAGCGGTGTACCAGATTCAGGGGAGTGCTTCAGGCGTTTTAGAGATCGAGGAAGGCGATACGCTGACGCTGACATTCACTGAGTCGAGTAGCGAAGCGAGTGTTGCAAATAAACTGGCGAAGGTTGATGAGATAAAAACGACGCTGGTAACCATGCAAGCGGCACTAGCCTTGACCCAGGCGAGTGCAGCGACAGCGGCGGCACAGTCTACGACGGCAGCAGCGGAGGTGCTATCCCGGCTAACCGACGAGCGGCTGGCTAAGCTGGATCGGATCGGGACGGGAAACGCAATCATACAGACGCCGGTGAGTACAACAGGCCAAATTACAACGCTCGTTATCGGCGATGATTACCTGGTCTCGCTGGGCACGCAGATAACCTTCCGAGTGCAGACAACATCGACGCCAATAGCTTGCACGCTTGCGTTTGTTTCAGCATGCGGCACAAGTACGCTAAGCGTTGAAGGGGATGTAGAGAGCGTCGAAAGCGGCGTGTTTGACTTGGTGTTTGAGGTTACCAAAGCGCAAAACGCTGGTCTTACTGCGGGTGTTTACAACTATTCAGTTGAGATGCGGGATGCAGGCGGAAATAAAATAACAGTCGCTCGTAGTGATCTGAGTCGATCGCGACGAATGAATTGGGTGGCAAGGTATACATAGGAGCGATTTGAGATGGCAGCTACGGCAAAGATTATCACAAGCGGAACAGGGCAGGCAACGGATCACATTGCACTCGGACCAGGCAAACACTACTTGCACTTCCGATGGGCTAGCGGTTCTGGCTCTGCTACTCCAAAGATTCGCAATAGCGCCGGGGATGCAGCGTGGGCGACGGTGACTGACAGTAGCGGTGATGTAACGGTAGATGCCGATACGACAATCATTGTGTTCGGCAATGCACAGTACAGCGTTGACGTTGGCACGCATACAAGTGCGCTGACTGTGACGACTGAGCAGGCTGAGTAGACAAAAACGAGTGTTTTTGGTATAAAAACGACACTCGGCAAGGTTGCAGCCTCACCGAATGTCTAGCCAATCAGTTCATTTGGGAACGTCATGGCATTTAGAAAGATTAGCTCATGTGCAACGTGTTTGCGAGACCACCCGAAAAGAGAACTGCGAAATGGAGGCATATGCGCTGGTTGCATGAAAACCAGACGGCTAAGGCTTCTAGGACTTAATAAGCGAATTTGCAAGGTATGCGGCGGGGGTTTTGAGTCAGCAGACGCAAGGAAAACGTGCTGCTCAAGCCAGTGTGGGCACAATGCCCGCAAAAAGCCAAGAGTGAGTGTAGCGTGTGTGGTTTGCGAAAAAGTTGTGACAAGATACGAATCGCACGCAGATCATTACAAGGCAGCCTGTTGTTCAAATTAAGAAAGACTGGGCGAAAGCAAGTAAGAGAGCAAACCAAGATTGGCGTAAAGTCGAGCGCAACAGGCGCAAGCAAAACAGCACTGGAAATGCTTATTGGATGCTTTGCAAGTTAGGGTTAACTGGCGTAGAGTCAGAAGCTTGGAAGTCGCGATGCTCATCGGCTTCTTGCTTGCTTTTGCAAAGATTTAGTAGCAGAAGGAAAAAAACAAGGGTTTTACCTAAAACTTGGACAGGTTGCTTGCGTCGGCAGCGAGCAAGACTTCAGGCTATTTATTATCGAAACAGTAAGGACCAATGGGAATGGAAGTGCACATCAATAGCGCAGACCTTAGCAAAACGCGCGAGGCGAAAGAAATTACAGAAAAGCAGAGGCGATATCTTGAAGCGTATAAAGCGACAGGCTCAGCAGCCAAAGCAGCTTTGGTTTTGGGAGTCGCCCAAGACACAGCTAGGGAAGCCTTGCGGCGTGTAGCAAGGAGTATGGGTAAAAAACAAATCAGGGACTTGCTTGACGAAAGCGACGTCAAGCTTACCAGTTCAGCGGCAACGGCGAAAGAATTAATGAGACTGCTTAAATCTCAAGAGTATAGATGTGCGTTAACTGGCGAAAAACTTACTCCTAAAACTGCGGAACTAGATCACAAGATGCCGCGATCAAAGGGTGGAGACGATACTGTGAGTAATCTGCAATGGC